CAGATATATCTTATGAAAACGAAATTAAAAAACCAGAAGTAAAAATTAAAAAAGCTAAAGAGACAAAAGAAACTAAATCATCTATGGTGTCAGGACAATAATATGGGTGGAGCAGTAGCAAGAGTAGCATCAGTAGTTAAACCAAGACCATCACCTCAAGCACCTGCACCTATTAATGTAGCTCCAACAGTTGCAGAAGTTTCTCAGGCAACTGCAACAAGTGCAGATGGTTATGATTCAAGATTAACAAAACGAAAAGGAAGATCAGCAACAATTATGACAGGCTCTCAAGGTATTATGGATGATACTATTACTTTGGGTCGTAAAAGTTTATTAGGACAATAATGGCAAAAACAGATTTAACAAAAAGTTTATTATCACGATTTGACAAATTACAAAGTCAAAGGCAAAATTGGGAAACGCATTGGCAAGATGTTGCAGATTATATGCAACCTAGAAAAGCAGATGTAACCAAACAAAGAGCCAGAGGTGATAAGAGAATGGAATTAATTTTTGATTCTTCACCTATTCAAGCTATAGAATTATTAGCAGCATCACTTCATGGGATGTTGACTAATCCTTCTACACCTTGGTTTACTTTAAGATTTAAAGATGAAGATGTTGATGGTGAGGATGAAGCAAAACTTTGGTTGCAATCAGCAACTGATGCAATGTACACCGCTTTCAATAGATCAAATTTTCAACAAGAAATATTTGAATTATACCATGATCTCATTACCTTTGGTACGGCTGCCATGTTTATTGAAGAAGATGATGCTGATTTAATTAAATTTTCAACACGACATATCAATGAAGTATTTATTGCAGAAAATGATAAAGGCAGAATAGATACCATCTACAGACGATTTAAAATTTCAGCTAGAGCTGCGGTGCAAAAATTTGGCAATAAAATATCAAGCGATATTAGAAGTATTGTTGATAAAGATCCTTACAAAGAAATAGAAATTATCCACGCAGTTTATCCAAGAAAAGATTTTAATCCTACAAAAAAAGATAAATCTAATATGCCATTTGAATCTGTTTACATTGAATTTAAAACAGGTAACGAATTATCAGTATCAGGATTTAAAGAGTTTCCTTTTGTAGTCCCAAGATATTTAAAAGCATCAAATGAAATTTATGGAAGATCACCTGCAATGACAGCATTGCCAGATGTGAAGATGCTAAATGAAATGTCTAAGACTACAATTAAAGCTGCACAAAAACAAGTTGACCCACCTTTACTTGTTCCTGATGATGGATTTTTATTACCTGTGAGAACAGTACCAGGGGGTTTAAATTTTTATAGATCAGGTACAAGAGATAGAATTGAACCTTTAAATATTGGTGCAAATAATCCATTAGGTTTAAATATGGAGCAGCAAAGAAGAGATGCTATTAGAGCTGTATTCTATGTTAATCAACTTATGATGCAAGATGGTCCACAAATGACAGCAACTGAAGTGATCCAAAGAAACGAAGAGAAGATGAGATTACTAGGACCTGTCTTAGGTAGATTACAATCTGAATTATTAAAACCTTTAATTGATCGTGTCTTTAATATTTTACTTAGAAATAATATGTTACCTCAAGCACCAGAATTTTTATCAGGTAGAGATATAGAAATTGAATATGTTTCTCCTTTAGCGAAAGCACAAAAATCTTCAGAGCTACAATCAATTATGAGAGCAATAGAAATATTAGGCTCACTTGCAAATGTAGCACCCGTATTTGATTATGTTAATTTTGATAATCTTGTTAAACACTTAGCTGATATAGTGGGTGTCCCGCAAAAAATATTAAAATCACAAAGTCAAGTTAATGCCGAAAGACAACAAGCACAACAACAACAACAAGAGATGCAACAAATGCAACAAGTTCAACAACTAGCGAAAGCAGGAGGAGATATAGCACCATTAGCAAAAGCACTACCTGAAGAAGCAAAAGCGGTAGCCAATGCTGATGTTGCATAGTTATGGGAGAAGCAAGTAAAAAACTAGAACAATACGTTAAGAATTTAAAAACAAACTATAAAATGATATTCAGTTCAGACGAAGGTAAAGAAGTATTGTCTGATTTAGAAAAGAGATGCCATCATCATACTACCACTAATGTAAAAGGGGATAGTCATGAAAGTGCATATATGGAAGGTCAACGCAGCATCCTTCTATTTATTCAAGCTATGCTGCGAAATGATAACGAAAAAGGAAAATAACAATGTCAAATGAACAGACAACACAGCCTTCTGCTGTGCCTGTAGAAACGACAACACCCTCTACAGCACAACCAGAAACAAAACAAGAAACAAAAACAGAGACAACTATATCAGCTACTACTGAGCAAACAGCTCCTGTAGCTAAATCTTGGAAAGATGCAATCTCTCCAGAGTATAGAGATGACCAAAACATTCAAAAGTTTACTGAAATAGATGCGTTAGCTAAAAGTTATATTAACGCAACAAAAATGATTGGTCAGGATAAAATGGTTATCCCAAATAATAACTCAACAGAAGATCAATGGAATGAAGTTTATACAAAATTAGGCAGACCAGAATCTGCGGAAAAATATAAACTAGAAGCTAAATCTGATGTTGTTCCTATGGATGAGGGTGCAATTAAATCCTTTGCCGAGCAATCGCACAAATTGGGTTTGAATAATAAACAAGCTCAAGGCATATTGGAATTTTATAAAAACAGTATGGAAGGCACAGCCAAACAAGCTCAAGTTGATACTGAAACTGCACAAGCTCAAGCTACTCAACAGTTAAGACAAGAATGGGGTAGAGATTTTGAAGCTAAAATAAAACAAGCAGGAGCATTAGCTCAAGCTAATATCAATGCAGATGTTTTAGATATGACACTTCAAAATGGAACAAGGCTTGGAGATCATCCTGAGATCATAAAAGGATTTGCAAAGATTGCAAATATGATGTCTGAGGATAAAATTGTATCAACTGAAAGTGAAAATGTTAGTACAGTTAAAGATTTAGAGTCTGAAATAGCTACCATTGTCAACGATAGACAAGGACCTTATTGGAATAAACAACATCCCGATCACGATAAATCGGTGCAACAAGTTTATACTTTAAGAGAAATGGCTATGAGTAATAAATAATTATTTTAAACCCCTTGTATTTTTTTTAAAAATAATGTAAGGGGTTTATATAAGACAATTTGATAAAAACCTTATTGATTGCAAGAAACAATACTGCGGTCTAACAGACCTTAAATGCAAGAGATGCCTGTCTAATCAGACGGAGAACCTTTCTGAATTATTTTAATAATAACAATAATATGGAGAGACAAATATGTCATCACAAATAACTACAGCATTTGTACAGCAGTATTCTGCTAACATTCAAATGCTATCTCAACAAATGGGATCGTTATTAAGAGACAAAGTCAGAGTTGAATCTGTGGTTGGAAAAAATGCTTTTTTCGATCAAGTTGGCTCAGTAACTGCTGTTGAAAAAACAAGCAGACATTCAGACACTCCGCAAATAGATACACCTCACGCTAGACGTAGAGTATCTCTTGCAGATTATGAATTTGCTGATTTAATAGATCAACAAGACAAAGTACGTCTTTTAATCGACCCTACATCAACTTATGCTCAAGCCGCTGCTATGGCAATGGGAAGAGCTATGGATGATGTGATCATAACTGCTGCACTTGGTACTGCGTACACAGGTGAAACAGGAGCTACAAGTACATCAGCACAAACAGCCATTGCACATGGTGGTGTTGGTTTAACAATTGCTAAATTAAGAACTGCTAAGCAGACTTTTGATTTAGCCGATGTAGATCCTTCAATTCCGAGAAACATTATCGTTTCTCCGAAGCAGATTACTGATCTCTTAGGAACAACTGAAGTTACAAGTTCAGATTTCAACACAGTCAAAGCATTGGCTAATGGTGAAGTGAACTCGTTTCTTGGTTTTAATTTCATTGTATCGAATAGACTTGCATTATCTAGCACAACTAGATCATGTATAGCTTACACACAAGATGGAATCGCTTTAGGTATTGGCAAAGATGTTAATGCTAGAATAGACGAAAGAAGCGACAAGTCTTATGCTACTCAAGTGTACTACTGCATGAGCATTGGTGCTACTAGAATGGAAGAAGCTAAAGTTCTTGAAGTACAATGTACAGAATCATAATAGGAAGGATATAAAATATGACAACTAAAAATACAGACCTGGTAGCTAATTTCGAAGCGACTCCACCAGTAGCTAATAACGCAGCCGAGTTGGCTGGTGTTGTTAGAACTGCTCATGGATCGGTAGAACTTGCTGCTGGAGATAGTACAGATAACGACATTGTTATGTTAGCACCCATTCCTAGTAATGCGGCTGTGCCACAATTATTTATTGGCTCAGACACATTCGGTGGTTCGTGTACTTTCAATGTTGGTCTTTATACGACAGCAGGTG